CTTGACAGCCCGGCTTTTCTTCTATAGATTAGCCTGTCCTTCAAACATTGACCATGCCTTTCCTTTCCCCCATGGGCCGGTATGCCATTGCCACTAAAGCAGAACGCGAACAAATTGATGCATTAAACAGGCTTCTTGATAAAGACGAAGACTATGAAACGCAAAGAGTGCGCGATGAAATGCTAGAGAATGGTTTGCTTGATTAATTACCAACCATAACCATCAAAGGCCGCTTTTACAGCGGCCTCTTCACTTTTAAACGGCCCGCCAACAATACTTTCATCACTGTCGGAATAGTAATACCAACCTTCAATGAGTTCAGTGCCTTTGCAGGAATCGTCGTCGAAGAAATCAATGAGAATCATTGTTCAATGGTAGTGGGGAACAAATAGTGTTGAGACGTTGTTCTGCTAATGGGCCAATAATGCGCAATGCTGCTTCATTCCAAGCGAAAGCAGCTTCTGCTTCTGTATCAAATGTGCCAAGAAAATATTTTCTTCCATTGAAAGAAAGCCCTGCTCTCCATTGTGTTTTGTCTTTCATTTGGTAGATAGAAACGCCACGATATTGGCTAGTTTTCTTTCCATTGTGTTTTGTATCCTGGCAGATAGTAATAGCCAACGTTCAGCGTGGGATGGGGCCATCTTTGGAATAGAGGATGTAAGAACGAGGTTTTTTAGAGCGTTTTTTAGGCATGGGAGGGAAGTTGTTTGAAATGACGAAGATGAAGATTCCACATGCCTGCGCTCATATCACCAGGGCGATAGAGCACATAACAAGGCTTGCCCATTGTCATGCCGCCTTCACCATCGGGCTCTGGTTCAGCTTCATCAAGCCACATGCCAATGCATTGGTTGTTTTCGTTAAAGATGCCCAGTTGATATTCATTATCTTCCATGCATTGTCTCACGTGAAAGATGAGCTGGCGAAGAGAAGCAGCGTTGTAAATATCTCGCGTGGCAGCGAAGTAAGGGCCGTTTGAAGAATAGGAGCGAACAGTGATCATGATTAATTGTCCTCAACAATGCGAAAGTCGGGGTCGTTTGTTTTCTTTATCCATCGACATTGATTGAACTGTGGCAACACGATAAAAAGCTTGTCGTGATGGTTTTGTTCAACAATGGCAGTGGTGATGGTGGTACCAATGCGGCTACGGCCTCGATTGCTGATGGCCAGGATGTTGATGGTGTCTTGCATGGTTCAGAGAGGCTAGGAGGGCTTGTCTGCGGGCCTTGGCGGCCCTTAAGGCTTGAGGCTTAAGCCTCCGCTTGGGAGGCTTGCCTGAGTTGTGCTGATGGTTAGGCACCTGCATGGCTCGCCTCCCATTGCCGCTGCATCCAGCGTTGGCGATCTTCGGGGTTTTCAAACAGAGCCACGGGGTCTTCGCTGCTGGGCTTGGTGCAGAAGAACTTCTGCGTGATGATGCGGCCAGAGTGGGCATCGCGGAAGTCTGCAGTCCAGAGCCAGAAGCCCAGGCAAGATGCCACTAGCTTTACGCGACGCTCAGTGCCACGAACAGTGTCGTTGCGCCACCACTGGCCTTGAGTGGGGCTGAAGCTGTTCAGGGTGAAGACGAGAGTAGGAGCAGTCATGGTCTTAAGAAGGGTGGGCCTCGCGGCCCTGTACGAAATAGAAATTAGTTCATTTCCAGGAGCCTGTCAAGCCCTGTTGCGTTTTGTTACGAGCGGGGCCATGGTTCAGGATCCAGCCTGTGTAGTGCTGGGCCGAGCGGTCCACAATGACCAGCCCCTTGCCCTCCAGGGCCTCGATGGCCTTGAGATAGGCGTAGGTTTGGGAGCCCGTGGTGCGGGGCACAAAGCAAGGGGAATGCTTATGGCGCTGCTTATGCGCCAGGAAATAGCGGAAGATGTTGCGTTGGTGAAGGCTCAAGCCAAGACGAGGATCTTCCATGGTTTAAGGGAGTTGAGCGTCGATGCCTTCAACGATGCGGCCAGCGTAGTCGCGAGCAGCAAACAGGCAGGAGAATGCTTCCTTGCGCTGGTCACGGGCTTCGTAGAAAGCATCAGGCCCTTGAGGGTAGAAGTCGCGACCATTGAGCGTGGCGTCGCTGAGGGCGTCGATGGCGGCCTGGATGGCGTAGTAAGCCTTTTCGTATTCAGAACGGAGGGCTTCTCCGTTGGTGCCGTTGAGGTGGACGGTGGGGATGTGGGGAACGATGGCAGCAGGCATGATCAGGAAATGCGACGGTAAGCGAAGGTGACGTTGCGGATGGAGGGATTGATGTCTTGCCAGGAAGAGAGGTAGTAGGCAGAAGCAGGCACCACCCACATGCCGAAGTTGTCAACTGGCGGAAGGTCGTGGAATTTAGAGAGCAGAGCAGAGGTTTCTTTGGTGCAATGCTCAGCGACGGTGCCATCTTCAAAGTGGAGCATTTCTTTAACGATGAAGCGACCAGAGGGGCCGGAATGTTGGCTGTAGGAAATGGTCATTGGAGGAGGCTCGCGCCGTGTACGAGATAAAAGTTAGCTGGAAAGAGGGGGCTGAGGCCCCCTTGTTTACAAAGTGAAACAATCAATCCAGGATGGTGGCTTGAATGCCCATAACCTTGGCCTTCTTCCACAAAGCCCGAGCCTGCTCAACGTCGTCGATGCGGATGCACCAAAGATCGCGGCCCCAGTTGTGGTAGTTATGCTTCACGCCGTCGATGGTGGAACTGTCGTTGGTCCAAGTGCGGCAGCGGAGCCAGGCATGCCAAAACTTGCCGCGAAGCATTTCCACATCGAGCACCACATCACGGTTGGAGCCAATGAAATCGCGGAGCTGGAGGGTGCCGGTGCCTTGGCAGGCAAAGCAATCGCCGTTGGCGATGTGAGAGTAGTGGGGAAGCTTGCCGGTGCCGCCGCAGTTGGGGCACTGGCAGGAGGTGGTGAAGACTTTGGCGGTCATGGCTTTAGAAGCGGTGGGACTCGCGCCCCTCAACGAAACTAAAGTTAGTTCATTTGGGAGGGGCTGTAAAGCCCCTTTCCCATTGTCTTTGCTTATCAGGCCAGCGCCAGGCTATGAGCGCGGGTGATCGTGGCAGCGGCACTGCCCCAATACAGGCTTTCCAGGCGCTTGCGAGCAGCTTCCGTAGCATCTTTGCTGCGGCCTGCATCATGCGTGAAATATTCCGTCACGGCCTGGTAAGCGCCCCACATGGTGCCTTGCACGCCAGGGATGTCGAAGCCAATGCCTTCACCAGCAAATTTGTTGGCCACGCTGTCCCATGCATCAAGATCTTCGATGCGCTTGGGGCGGGCAGTGGTGGCATCGCCTCGTAGCAATACGTAACTGAACGAAGGTCAAAAACCATTACCGTATCGCCACCCCGAACGCTGGAAAGTCTATGTTCGCTCTTGTGTATGCTATCAAGGCCAAAGTGCCAACTCTGTTCTTCTCGGCAGACACCGACACTGCAACTGTGATGCTGCGAGCAGCAGCACATCTAGCAGGTCACACCCAAGAAACTGTAGAGAATCAAATCAGCATCAATACCGGTGCTTACGATGAGAACCTACAGGACATATCACATATACAGTGGGTCTTTGATTCATCACCGAACCTTGATGATATTGAGGCGGAAATAAAGGCCTACATTGAACTCTATGGCATCAGTACCACAACTAATTCATCATAGATAACCTGATGAATGTCGTCGCTGAATCTGATAATGAGTGGTCAGGCTTACGTCAGATAATGATGGAGCTACACGATATGGCACGCAAGACTGAAGCCTGCGTGCTTGTTCTGCACCACGTATCAGAACAGAGTGAGTATGGCAAGGATGCTACTGAACCACCTGCACGTCGTGCAATACACGGCAAGGTGAGTCAGTTACCAGCGCTGATACTTACTCTTGGTTACAATCCCTTTGAGAAAACTCTTCGGGTTGCAGCCGTCAAGAATCGATTTGGTCAACATCAAGCTGATGGCAAGGATTACTGTAGGACTGTTCGTAAACTTTGCTACCTGTCAGATCAATGACAGTGATGCTTACGGCAGGATGGTCTACAACTCCAATCTATCGAGGGTTTTATGAGTTCATACAACAAGGCAAAAGGGTTCTAAGTTTGAGACGGATGTAATGAAATACTTACGCAAACTGGGACACTTTGCTGAACGCCTGGCCAAGGCTGGCGATCTAATGATGAAGGTGACATCGTTACCATAATCGCAGGTCAGACCTATATTCTGGAGTGTAAGAACCGTAAAGTCAATCAATCTTCCGCAGTTCTGGGCAGAAGCCCAGACTGAGGCAGCCAACTATGCGAAGGCTCGTGGACTACCCGTCAACCCACCAGCCTTCGTCATAGTCAAACGCAGACAATGCACGGAATAGAAAAGGCTTGGGTCATACAAGACCTAGACCAATGGGTACAGGATAGGACAAAATGAGCAAGCAATTATCTAAGGATATGCTAAACAAAAACTTTATCCTTGACTATAAAGATGAAGATGACAACTCAGTAATCCTGCCTGTGCATAAGTACGGTTTCGTAAATTATATTTATGATTCTATGCCTAAAGAAGTGAAAGAAGTTACGATTAATGATGCTAGGTACCGTATAAATAAAGTAAAAGAATTGCTAGAGTACATACCTGATATGCATTATATAGGCGATATTGAAAAAGTTGAGATGCGAAGAGATATGTTTTGGGGTGAGGTTGGATATACAATGTACTTTGCCTCTAAGATATTTGAAGATTTCAAACATCTATTTCAATGCACGCAAACACACTGCAACGGCGATTGCCAGAAACAAGAGGAGGAAGAAGATGCCAGTACCAGAAGGCAAGATAACAACCAGTGATATATGGAAGCCTGAACCACAGGCAGTAGAAGAAGAAGCAGACATTCCTTTTGAGAAGAAAGAAGTTGAGGAAGAAGAATGATTTGCGGTAACTGTAAGTGGGGCAGGTCACCATAACACGATTGGTAAGACTGATATGGCTAAGGAGTTTCACGAGAAGTGCGAAGGAGATTGCGGATGCCAGCACAAGACTGGTCCAGGGTGGTTCGTACGAAGAGGTCAAAAGCCAGCTCCGATGCAAACGCAGTCTCCATAGCAGAGGTAGTTAGACACTTTGGAGGAGAAGTAAAAGAGGGACGCAACGTCTCAGTGCGTTGTTGTATGCACGATGACTCTCGCAAGAGTGCAGTCATCGATACATATAACAACTTGTATTACTGTCACACCTGTGGCAAGGGTGGCAATGCAGTCAATGTCATTATGGAATTAGAGAATGTGGGGTTCAAAGATGCTCTCGCAAGAGCAGGCGAAATCGTTACAGGAGGCGGCTCACCATTACGCGGAGGCAATAAGCGACGAGGCTCTAGCCTATCTCGCAGGACGTGGAATATCTGAAGAGGTTGCTGCACGCTACCGCCTTGGTACTATCACAGATCCGATAGAGGGACACCAAGGATATGAGGGATGGATTTCTATACCGTACTTCACTGCGTTAGATATCTGTGTAGGTTTCAAGTTCAGAAGATTAGATGATGGCAAGCCTAAGTATGGTTCACCAGTAGGACAGAAGACTCACCTGTTCAACGTTGTAGCTACAATGTCGCCAACAAAGTCTATCGTTGTATGTGAAGGTGAGTTTGATGCCATCATTATGGATGCAGTTGTAGGTATACCAGCAGTAGGAGTTCCAGGAGTAGCTGCGTGGAAACCTTTCTATCTCAAAGTTATTCGATGGCTTTGATATTGTTTATATTGTTGGCGACAATGATGTAAAAGAAGATGGCACTAACCCAGGAGCAGAGTTCTCACGGCGTGTCGCAGGTGAGGTACTAAACTCACAAATCGTACAATTACCACCAGGTATGGACATCACAGACTTCTATCTGGTGAATGGAAAAGAAGCAACAGCCAACCTAGTAGGAGGAGTAGTGTGAGTGAGCAAGAAAAAAGATCTCCAAGAGGCAGCCAGATTATTGATGGATATGGGGATGATAATAGTCTCGATAGATTACAAGGCTGGGACTATAACCTGTCAACCGATGCCAATAAGAAAATAAATGATGAGTTTGTTACCACATGTCTGGAACATTCTAGATTCAGCAGGTAACTCTGCTCATCAGAAAGCACTTGTGATTACGGCCCAAAGAACATCGCTCATTCAGTCCAGGCGGTCCTCTCAATGGCCTGCGTGTAAGGCTTTGGGATAAGATAGCAAGGATAAATAATTTGTTAGACAATGGCGTGAAGCCTTCTAATGAATCCTTGCGTGATAGTTTTATTGACCTGCTCAATTACTCAGCCATTGCCATAATGGTATTGGATGATAAATGGCCCAAGGAGTAGGCACAGATGGGCTTACTAAAGCCCAGCGTTATTACCGAAAGCATCGGGATAAAGTTCTAGCCAAACACAAAGAACTACGTCAGGAAAATCCTGAGAAGTTTAGAGGTTGGTCTAAGAACTGGAGAGATAACAACCCTGATGCTGACCGCGCTCGTCATTTGATGCGTGAGTACGGAATTACTATTGAAGAATATGATGCTATGTCTATTCAACAAGGTGGAGTCTGTGCTATTTGTAAGCAACCTGAAACTCAAGTCCGTAATGGAATCAAGTATCGATTAGCGGTGGATCATTGCCACAAAACTAACAAGGTTAGAGGACTTCTATGCTTCAAGTGTAACTCTGCTATGGGTTCATTTGAGAAGCAAGACGTACCACTGTCTAATGTTGAAAGATATTTAGAGGTCTATCGTGACTGAACTAGAAATTAGAAACCAGACAGCAGAAGATATTGCTGCTTATCTTGAGTGGATGTGTGACCACGTTATACTTGAGATAGATGCTGAAATGATTGATATGTGGCGTGATAACTGGCGAGGTACTGCCTCTGCCATTAGAGCAAAGTTTATCAAGAATGACTGAGAAGCATTCGTGGTACAAGGCTGCGTTACGCAGGAAGAAGATAGCAGAAGCGAAGAGACTGAAGGCTGCCCGTTACGTTGAAGAGATGAATAAGAGAGCCAATGAGCGAGATACATCCAGCAATCCCTGACATTACAGCCAGCGTAGCCAACGTTATTGTGCGTAGGTTTCGTGGGTATGTAGACAAAGAAGATATTATCCAAGAGTGTTACTCGTGGTACTTCTCCAGAGTGGCCCACCTCAACGGCTTACTCAATGAAGAGAATACAATTCAGCGAGTCATCAACGAGAAGCGTATAGCGTGGCAGATGAAGCGCAGTGCTGAACGCTACGCTCGTAAGGAGAAGGCAGTACGCACTGGCTATAAGCCAGGAGATGAAGCCTTCTACGATACAGTTGTCATAGCCCAACTCTTACCCCACGTCATCGCCTCTGTTGTAGATAACACAGTCTTAGAGCAGGCGCAGAACCTCATCAACGATGGTCAGCCTCGTAAGCAGGCAGCTCCAGCAGAAGGTGGCAACCTACTCGCCACACTTATTGATATCAAGAAGGCTTATCTCAAACTAGATATCATTGACAAAGATATTCTCATCAAGAGATACCACGAGAACCTTACTCTCCAAGAGTTAGCTACCTATCTAGAGTGTGCTATCTCTACTGCTGATCGTAGATGCCAGAACGCTCTGCGTAAATTACAGAATAATCTTGGCGGAGAAAGTCCGTATCAGTGATTATATTTGATTTCTTTTCTGGCACAGGATCTTCTACTAAAGCATTTGAAGATGCGGGTCATACTGTCTATCGCTTTGAGTTAGATGATTCATTTGAAGCAACGGAACACGCAGATATAATGAATCTTACAGCAGAGTATCTTATGTCTAAGTATGGCAGACCAGATTTTATCTGGGCATCTCCTCCTTGTACGTTCTTCTCTGTCGCTGCCATAGGAAAGAATTGGATTTCAGGTGGAGATAACCCTACTCCAAGAAATGACGGAGCTAGATTTGCTCAGGAACTTGTGCGTCATACAGTATGCCTTGATAAAAGAATTGAACCCAACGCAGGGTTGGCTAATGGAAAACCCTAGAGGAATGCTACGTAAACTAGAGGTAGTCAAAGACCTGCCAAGATATACAGTTACATATTGCCAGTATGGTGATACCCGAATGAAACCTACAGATTTGTGGGGCGTAGTTCCCAAATGGTCGCCTCGCCCTACCTGTAAGAACGGCGATACTTGTCACGTCTCTGCTCCTCGTGGCTCACGCACAGGGACTCAAGGTCTTGGTAGTCCTAAAGAAGATCAATGATTCCATACGACTTAGGTAAAGAGATAATGAATGTTTTACTTGTATAAGTGTCCGACCTGCCACCTTACCTCCGAGGTGGAAAGGTCTATCCACGCTGAAGCGAGCAACCCCTTCTGCTCGTGTGGCGAAATGATGAATAGAGTCTGGTCCCCTCCTCCTATCACCTTCAAGGATTCAGGCTTCTATTCAACAGACCAATAGAAAAAACCCCGCAGTTAGCAGGCTATGATCTGCGAGGCTTTTATTGCTAGGTCGAAAGGGTATAAGTCCTAGCAATTCTCTATCTTTAGTAGTGGTTATGTGGGTTATGATAAGCGATAAGCTTTGCAAGGTGATTCCATAACGCTTACATACACGTAACGTAGGCCTCGCAGTATTTGGAGTGCAGGATCTCAGATTCTCTCTCCAAGGAGTTGAGCAATTCCGAAAGCTGATGAAGTCTGGGTTTTGTGCGTAGTGGTCAAACCTGCTTTCACGGGTCCATAAGGAGTTGAGACAAGCCCACTCTCTCCCTCTCCAACCAAACGCAACCCACGCGTATTGCTTCGCCAATTTTCTGTTCTCATTCTTCTCCTTCCATCGTTGCTTTGGTTCTGCTCATCTGCGTCTGCTTGCTTGGATCTAGATGTGTTGTCTTTTCCAAGTGTGTGTAGGTGAATACGAGCGTCAGCACGAGTGCGCCCACTAATGTCCAACCACGTCTTTCCCTTAGCCTCATCAGATAACCTCTCCTGCTCAAGTAGTTCCTTGTATTGGTCGGGATACTGCTGGGCAAGGCGAGCCAGCGCCCTCCCCTCGCCCTCTGATAGTTGCGTAGCCATACGGCTCGCTTCTCAGAGGACTTCTTTCGATTATCGGTTACTGTCATTGAGCTTATCCTCCCATACAATCAGTTCATAGACTACCACCATAACGGCTGCCAAACCTAGCCAGTAACTCATTTCTTGCCCCTCTCTACTATATTTGTTGCTTCTATCAAGGCTTCACAGTCTGGGTTCATAGATGAACCACATCTACACCTGTCCACACGGTAATCTTCAATCTCCTGCGCTATCTGCTTGCGCCAATGACGCTCTAAGATAACCTGAACATCTTTAGTACTTAAAACAACGTACTGACACTGCGCTTCTTCATCAAACCAAGACAGTTCATCTCTGTAATGTTTCAATAAACCATACATATCTACCCTTCTACTTGTATCGTTCATTGAGCTTATCCTCCCACACTATAAGCAGGTAGGCAAGAATAGTCACGGCTATTACTCCAAGGAATATCATTTCGCTCTCTCTCCCTGCCTTTGTAGCCTGCCGTCAGAAAGCCATACGCAGGTTGTATTGGTTACTGTTATACTCTTACCTTCTCCCACCATAGGAAAAAGGCTTCTTCTTGTTGATCTGTTGTTACCTGAAATTGGTTACGTCATTATCTGTCCCCTTCGTATTGAGCCTCACACGAGGCACATAAATCTTCCGCTAATAAAGCTGACTGCTTACACCCAAGGCAGTATCCACTCCTCATCGTAGCACCGCCCCAAATGCTCGTTTCTCTCTCTCCTGTTATGGTAGCCAGCACGAGAGCTGTCACCTCTATCTTGTCTGTTACCGGCGCAGGGTTCTCGTTATCCTCCTTCGTTCCATACGCTTACGAATATGGAGTTATCTAGCCCACGTCTGAACCACTCCACGGCTTCCGTTGCGCTCGCTCCACCCCACGCAATATCTCCCTTCCTGTCCATTACCTCATAGAGATTACGTTAGTTTCATTAGCCTTCTCCTCCTTGTAGTTGATTAGGTTGATTTCATTGAGGGCATTGACCATACGGATACAGGTTAGCCCCTGCCTCTTTCGCCTCCCCCTCTACCATTTGCTTGATAGCTAGGTCACGGCAGAGGTTTGCCTTTGCTTGATAGTATTCCTTATTCATAACTCTCCTCCATTTGTTTGATTAGGTCATCTATTTCAGGCGCATAAGGTCTAGCCTCTGCCTTGCTGTCCTCTTCCGCACACGGGGTTTCGGCGTGCTTCGTGAGCGTTCTACTCTGAGAAGCTCCACCCACATACTCCACAACGCGGGGTCATAGTGTCGCCGGTCTTTTCAATAGTTACATCGTGGAAACTACCAGGACCTAGCCCTAACTGATCGGCTACGCCTTCTGCCCACCCTTGTACTCTGTCTGCGCTCGTCTTCTCCTTTTTCACTATCTAACTCGTGATAGATAGTGACAGAAGCCTTCCATTGTGACCCGTAAAAAGTCACCTCATACTCATACTCGCGCATTGATCTCCCCCCGCACTCTGTATCATCGTGAATCTTTCGATCCATTTGCTTTCTTCCTCGGTAATCCACGAGGCTACACTTTCGATAGCCTCCTTTACCTCGTGATAGACCTCCATTGTGTATTCATTGGTAGTCTATCCACCTCAAACCACGAGTTATTGACCCACTCCCCGCCCTTATCCTCCAACTCTGAGAGTTCTTGGTCGTTAGTAAAGCCAGCATTGATGAGATTCGATCACAGTATCTAATCACTTGGTTCTTGTAGTGGATACGCATTTCACCCACGCAGACGATTCAATATTCTCTTCCTTGATAGGTAAGCGTTGCCACGTTACTACTATCTCCCCACGTATAGAACGCGCTATCTTGACGATCGCTACGTTCAGCGCTTCAGGGTCTAGGATTTCCAGCGTCACGCCTTCGGGTATCTCATAGACATACTTCTTCACTTGATTACCTCCACGCTCGCGCTATCGGTTGTCATATTGTCGAGATCGTCACTAAATAACCGCAACGCTTCCTCGATAGCTCCGTCCATAGTCATACCTTCAAAAAGGTGTCCGTGTACAGTCTCCTGTAGTGTCATACTCTCTCGTTATAGATACTTTGATAATCATTTAGTTTCCCTTTCTGTCGTAGTCCATTAGCACTTCATTACAATTTTGACACTCCACCGATACATTGACGGCGTTTCCGTTCTGTTCTCATACTCGACCACCGAAACCGCGTGCCCTGTATGCCTTGACAATTCATCGAAACTATCTGCGCTCATTGTTCTTCCCTTCTCTTTGATTTCGATTTTACTCATTACCCATAGAATTACAACAACCACCGCCGAATACACAGCGATTTGAAATAGTCCGTTGATCCAGCTCAGAGATACGTCAAACATTACGTTTAGCCTCCTCCTCTTTCCTTTTCTCGACCTGATTATCCACTCTAACGTTAGGCGGATCTACCTCCTTTAGTTCTGCCCGCATTTTCTCTAGGCGTTTAGTGTAAAATCTCTACAAGCTCTCCCATTATTCGCCCTTCCTCTCCTCTAATTGGTTATGGATTAGGCAGAACCAGCTTTCCTTATCGTAAGGCACTCGATTACTTTCGCACTCTTTCATTATGCGCCCTCCTTCTCGCAGATTACGGAGTGAGCTATCGCGTCCATAGCTTCCCGATAACCTTCCGCATAACCAAAACGCTCGATTAGGTTATCCTTCTCCTTGTATTGGTAGCGATAGGCGAAAGCTCCCTCGCTCCCCGTTGCCTACGATCTCCCACTCTTTCACAATAGAAGCTAGGCATACGCACGCGGTTAGCTCCCCGCATATATCGCAATAATCTAGCGGGGCTTGTTGATAGCTCGCACTCGTCTAGGGTGTGCTTCATAGCCCTCACCCTCTCGCTAAATCGGTAAGTGATACGCGGATAGCTTGATCCTTAGGGCGCACGTATTCCCAATTATCGCCCGATATACAGATTTGGCATAGGCTTTTGCGGATAGCTTTACATAAAGCAAAAGCGAAAGATTTCTGCCAATTCTCACTCTCGCAGGCTTGATACTCATAACAAGCTAACGCGCCTAAAGCCTCGCCCACGCTCGCTTGATGAGACATTACGGCCTAAACGCTACAAGCTTAGCACCCTCCCAAAATTCATCAGCGTCATTAGGGTCATCTAGCCACATAGCTCGCCTGATTTTCTACGGCGTAGCTCCTCCTTTATTAGTGAAGCGTAAAAAGATCCGTAATAGTTTCCTCCACGCTCGAAAGTAATCTCTCCACGTGGCGGAAGCGTATCCTCGCCCACATAGACCCAGAGATCATCTCTCCTCCAGCTTGTCACGCTCGCCAATAAATCGAGCGTATCCTCATTACACATAAACGCCGACATAATTTACCCTTTTCTCTTGTTAGCTTACCCATTGTTAGGTGAGCTACCTCCCGCTAAGGATAGGCTAACCCTTAGCGGAAAGTAAAGCACCTACGCTAGTGATTTTCTATAGATCCCTAACCCTGCCTCAGCTTTCACGATCTCACGCGCTAGGCGTAACGCCTCGCTTTTCGTGTAGCCCATAAACACCTCATTACCTAGATAGGTGTTACCTTGATAGGCATAAACACGATACGCCCCCGCTACCTCTCCCGTTACGATCTTTTCAATACTTAGGTCAATTCCTCTCATTTTCGCTCACCTCCTCGAAACCGATCCCGCGCTTTTCTAGCTCTTTCCACGCCGAGAGGATTTTCTTCTGTTGCGTGAGCGTAAGCTCAGCGTTGATGATCTCCTGCCCTTGTTTCATTACTTTTACCAGCGTGCGGGTAGCCATAGATCACGCACCTAACAATTCACGCGCTAGGCGTGGCGAGCTATCGGTTAGCTCTTCCGTGTCGCTTATGTCGAACACATAACGCCACGAGAAAATGGGCTTATCGTCATCGTCTGCGCTTACCTAGTGGCACGAGGATAGCTAAGCCCTTAGCTCCCTTACGCACCGATCTCCCTGCTTTCCGCCACGCGTGAAAGCCCGCGCATTGTGTCGCGCTAGGCTTCTGGAGCAGGATCATTAGCGCATTCTGAGGAGAAAATGCGGTTACTAGATTGGTCGGGATAACGGGGTTACTCTCGCCTAGCGCCTTAGCTCCTGCCCGTAGGTCGATCGATAAATGCTTTATCTCTCATGCCATTATCTTTACCCTTTACTCTTAGGAGCTTTACTATTCTTTAAGCTCACTAGCATTAGGTTAGACTAGGCTCAGTCTATCTGTCAATACATAGCAGAAAATAAATTTATCGGCGTGTCGCGCCTGGTGTGATAGCGGAATAGCCAGGCGATAGCGCGGAAAGATAGGAGCGCGTCACTAGATCGACGGGCGCGGAATAGATAGCTCGTGCGGTTATCGGTGGCGGATTTATTATCTTTAGCAGAATAATTATCTAGGGCGCGAGAGTGCCGAAGCGCTAGACAGCCCACTAAAAATATACACAGACTTATCCACAGGCTTATCCACAGACACGCGAGAGCGCGTGTCAGTTATCCACAAAAGACTCGACCCCACTCTTTAGTTTTGGGTGGTATGTAGTCTATGTACCCCAACAAAATATCTCCACTAAAGTGGATCCATTTTCCGTATTGTCCGTATTATATGCCTATATCTGTGACGTTAGTCACATCTATAAAGATTTTTGGAAGAAAAGCGGGAAACCGCTTTTTTTTCCTGCCTAATACAGTATATGGGAGCAAATGCGGAACAGCCCTAGCATTTGCGACGCTACGCTCACGCTACGCCCGTTAGGGAGGTAGCAGTGAGCGCTCCTAACGGAGCGAGGCCGAATCGTATGATGAGGCTCAAGCGGAGCCTCTTTTAGTTGGGTGTATTCTATCTATACGCCCGTTAGGCATGCAATGCCAGAGAATACCTCCGATATAGCCAAGCGAGTCATCCTCTCTGCTATCGCAGAAGGTATGACGGTAGAGCAGGCTGTCGCCTCTGCTGGTAAATCCTATAAGTCCTATGAGTACTACCGCCGTACCGATTCCGTCTTTCAAGGACAAGGTGGATAGAACTAGGCTAGGCCTACGCGGAGCTTCCTTTATAGAGAAGACTCTAGATGACCTGACATTCGCTCAGTTCAGAGAACGCTTCCTGCGTTCCAAGACTTTCCCTCATCAGCAGAACCTGATAGATGTCATTGAAGGTAGGGACCCAACCTGGCTCCATCCTGTCAATGAAGTACGAAAAGGGTCTTGCAGATAACCGCATCCTTATCAACATTCCGCCCAACCACGCCAAGTCCATTACGGTTACCGTGGACTACGTAACCTGGAAGATTGTCAATAACCCAAACTTTAGAGTTCTCATAGTTTCCCAAACCCAGCGTCTAGCCGCAGACTTCCTTTATGCTATCAAGCAGCGACTGACGCATCCAATGTACGAAGAACTACAGCAGGCATACGCCGCTGGGGTTGGGTTCAAATCTAAGACTGCATCGCTGGCAGGCCACCCGCGTCACCTTCGGTGATGAACTCCGTGAGTCATCTGAGAAGGACCCCAACATCGAGGCAGTCGGTATCGGCGGTCAGATTTACGGTAAGCGTGCCGATATGATTCATTATAGATGACGCAGTGACCCTCTCTAACGCAAATGACTTTGAACGAGCAGATTAAGTGGCTTACCCAAGATGTACGCTCCCGTCTCAACCCGACAGGTAAGCTTATTGTTATTGGTACCCGCGTAGCAGCGGTAGATCTCTATAAAGAATTACGCAATCCGATAGACCGCTACCCTGGTGGCTTAGTCCCTTGGACCTATCTGGCTATGCCAGCTCTACTAGAATCTAATGAGGACCCCGATAAATGGGTTACTCTCTGGCCTTACTCAGACCAACCCTTTGATGGACAACCAGAAGAGCAGAAGACCGAAGAAGGCTTATAGCCTCGCTGGAATGGTAGAAACCTTTTCAACGAACGTCAAGCTATGGATGCATACTACCTGGGCTTTGATTTATCAACAACAAGATATTTCCGATGATGCCATCTTTGATCCAGTATGTGTGAAAGGTTCCATTGATGGAATGCGAAAAGCAGGTCGATTGGTGCCTGGCAATCCAGGTCATCCCAAAGACCTCAGCAGGTTTCAGTTTTGTTTGTGGACTTGACCCTGCAATGGTCGGAGACACAGCGGCGGTCTGTTACGCGGTTGATCGCATATCTCATAAGCGCTACATTGTTGACGCTATCAAGATTACGCGTCCTACGCCTGCACAAATCAGACAACTCATTACCGATTGGACTAACGTATATGCACCTTCGGAATGGATCGTAGAGCGTAACGCCTTTCAATCTTTTCTCACGCAAGATGAAGGAATTAGACAATTCCTTGCTATCCAAAGGAACTGTACTAAGAGAACACCACACTGGTAATAACAAGTGGGATGCAGGCTTTGGTGTGGCTTCTATGTCCACCCTCTTTGGTACTAAGCAACCTGATGGTAAGCACCATCGAGATAATCTGATTCATCTACCATCAGTGACCAGACAGAGAATATCAAGTCTTTAATAGAGCAACTTGATTACTTGGTCACCTACGACCAAAGGTAAGACCGATATGGTGATGGCTCTTTGGTTCTGTGAGATCAAAGCACGTGAGATGGCTCAACCAAGGTATTCACGCAACGCACCATATGAAGAATCCATTCTTATCACGATACGAGAAAAGGCAAAGCGTATAGTCATCAATATCGATGAACTACTTGCTGAAAAAGACAAGACAGTTCATTTAGGAGAACCAAGTGCTTACAACCAAAGAGGTAATCGCTAAGGTAGCGCGTCTACAGACCAAGTATGCAGCCACGCGATCAACGTATGCGTGACGTGCTATCAGTACGTCAAGGAGACATCAGCAAGGTCTATCCTGCGATGTTCTCAGAGGAATACCCCAAGCCTCTGGTTGCTAACTTCGTAGATGTAGCTGCTCGTGACCTAGCAGAAGTGATGGCACCACTGCCATCCTTCAACTGCGCTGCTACCAATATGGTTTCAGACACAGCACGCAAGGCTGCAGATACCAGAACTCGTATCGCTAACTATTACGTCTCAGGTTCTGAACTACAGATTCAAATGTACAACGGTGCTGACTGGTTCAACACCTACGGAATGCTTGCCAGCAATGGTTGAGATGGATTACGAGAATAACAATCCACGTATCCGCTTGCTCAATCCATTTGGTGTATATCCAGAGATTGATAGATTTGGTCGTTGTATCTCACTGACTCAGATTACTATTACCGATGCTGAATCTCTAGCAGTCGCAGTATCCAGAGTTTGCTATCACAGATTATGCCACGTATACCATTGGCATCTGGCGCACAAGCAGTCACCTTGGTTCGTTACCACGACAAAGACCAAGATCTTATCTTTATTCCAGAACGCAATAACCTTATTCTTATCCAACATTCCTAATCCTGTTGGAAAGTGTATGGCTCGTGTTGCAGTTCGTTCATCTCTTGATGGCGAAGCACGTGGTCAGTTCGATGATATTCTAGCGGTACAACTTGCTCGTGCTCGCTTTGCTGTATTACAGATTCAAGCAGCAGAGAAATCCATTCAAGCACCGATTGCTATTCCGCAGGATGTCCAAGAACTCGCACTTGGCCCTGATTCCATTATGCGTTCTGCTAATCCACAAGCAATTCGTCGTGTACCGCTAGAACTACCTCCTGGAGTATTTACAGAATCTGGCGTACTAGAGCGTGAACTTCGTCTTGGCGCTCGTTACCCAGAAGTACGCAGCGGTAACGTTGATGCCTCTATCATTACAGGTCGTGGAGTTCAAGCGCTACAAGCAGGCTTTGATACTCAAGTTCGTGCAGCACAAGCACAGTTTGCACGTCTATTTATGGAACTTGTATCGCTCTGCTTTGAAGTAGACGAGAAGATTTTCGGCAGCATCACGAAAGAAATCAAGGGCGTTGACGACGGTACACCATTCAATATGAAGTACATTCCAAGCAAGGCATATTGCTGGTGAATACGGCGTAGATGTTCGTTACGGCATTATGTCTGGTATGAATCCAAACAATGCCATCATTGCTTTGCTACAGATGCGTAGCGACAAACTTGTAAGCCGCGATTATGTACGTCGTGAGATTCCGATGGAGTTGAATGTCACTCAAGAAGAACAGCGTGTGGATATTGAAGAGATGCGTGATTCTTTGCGCGTTGCTGTTGCTCAGTACGCCCAGGCTATTCCTGCGCTTGCAGCACAAGGTCAAGATCCTTCTCAAATCGTTTCCCGAATCGCCGAAGTAATCAAGGGTCGTCAAAAGGGATTAGCAACTAGAAACTATTGTGGAGAAGGTATTTACACCAGAGCCACAACCAGAAATGCCAATGGGCGAACAAGTTCCAGCAGCAGGTATGGCCCCCGTTCCTGCCTCGCAGCCAACTCCAGAACAAATGGGTGCGGCCCCTGCTGCTGGCGCTCGTCCAGACATTGCTACGTTACTCGCATCTATTGCAGGGTAGGGAGGTGTAATATGAAAAAAGGTGGTCGTGCAAAGGCTCCAATGCAACAGCCAACAAAAGGCAAGATGGATACCAAGAAGCCAACAAAGTCCAGATGTTAAGTTTGGCTATGCTGCCAGCAGGTCGCAAAGGCAAGAAGGCTTAGTGTTATTTGAGAGGATAGAGCGTGGACGAAGATACAAGATTATGTACCGCGTTCTGTCACTCTAGCAGATTTCTGCAGTAGTTATATCAGGTTTCTGCAGTAAATATAATCAGAGCCATTAGAGATGCTCGCATCAGAAATTTTAGATTTAGCAGTGTATAACGCAAATAGAAAAACAAAGGTTTCCAGAGTGTGGGAACAATTCACATCAGATTTAGAGAAGATGGAGGACAATAATGGCTAGAGGTCCATTAGCAGGCCCAGCAGGTCCTGGTAATCTCCACAAGAACAGACGGACTTTCATTTCAATCGCCAGAATATGGCGCAGGTGTAGAAAACAAAGCCTATAAAGAAGGCGCTCAATTATCAAAAACTCCAGATGTACGTGCTACGTCACGTTCTGATATGGGCACGGCTCGAAGTCAATTAGCTGGAAAAATAGATTTATATGCAGCAACAGCAAATCCAAATGAGCCGATTACTACTGGAGTAGCTATTGGCAAAAGGCGAAGGACCAGAAGCACTGGCACTGGCAGGCGTTCTAGACAGAGAAACTATCAGACATCTTGGCAAAGATGCTTCCTTACTACTCAAAGTGGAGAGGTAGAAATTCTCTATCAGCGTGCATTAGCGCGAGGTATGTAGTGCCACAAAATTCACTTACAACTGCAGCGGCACAAGCTGGCCTTACAGCAAAACAGAAGGCTCAGGTTGATGGTTTACAAAAGTTATTAGATTCTCATAAGGGTCTATTAGCGCTGCCTGCACCTGTTGCGCAACAGAAAGTTCAATGCTTTACCACAAGATCAACAAGCTGCTCACGTAGCACTTTTTGGTGGGCAAGATACTGAAGCCCCAGAGCAAAAGCGTGGTTGGCTTGGTGGTGCTATCCACTATGCAGGTCAAGGTGTCAAGCAGAGTATAGGTCGCGTATTTGGCGCATCTCAATGAAGTCTCTGACTTTATGACTCGTGTGTACCGCACTGGTGCTATTGCAATAGACCAAGGCGTAGACCTCGATAAAGCATTCAAGATGGCAAACGATAAGGGTGACCAAGTATTTAGCCCTACTCGTATTGCAGATGCTCGTAATAAGTATGGCTCAGACCGCATCAATGTTGCTATGAAAGTAGCGCAAGGAATGCCTATTGACCAGATTATTGCTGGTGGTACACAGGCAGAGAAGGAAATTGCTGCACTTGCTGCAAAGGGAGACGATAAACTCTTTCAAGATGCGCTAGATAAGGTTCAAGCAGCCAAGTATTCACCTGGTCGTCAGTTAGCAAACCTATTACTTCCAGAAGGTTTGGAAGGTTCAGGCTTTTTATACAAAGGAATCTCAGGATTCTTTGATGCTGGCTATCGAGTCTTTGCAGATCCAACATTACTTCTTGGTAAAGCAAAGAAATCTTATGATGCTGGCAACTTCTTACTATACAACTGCTGAGGTAAAGAAAAGTTTACCTATGGTCGCAACCTTATGGCTGCTGCTGGTGATGTAAAGAATGTAGATAGAGTCTTTGAGAATCAAGGTGTAGTCAATTTCTTTGATGCTGTATGGTAAGGAACTTGATAATCTCAAGAATGCTCGTAGCGCAAAAGACATAGTTGCTGCAGAAGCATCAACTTCCTATGTCGTCTCAGCTCCAGAGTTTGGACCAGCGGCTGTTGATGAGTTTATTGGTGCTGGTGTCAGCAATGCTGATACGGCCAAGGCTTATTTGCAGAATCAAACAGATATCAAGACTATACTTAGTGGTCAATCAGCTCGCAAGACACCACTTATACCAAAATTAGATGCAGCACGTAAGGCTAGAATCAAATTCTTTACTGCAACAGATAAAGTATTCAACATTGATAAGGTTGGTCAAAAGGTAGTTCAGGCTTTATACGGAACTGGCCTGAATACCAAGACATTGCCACAGGAATTACTGCTCGTGCTGAAGATATCGCAAAAGCAGAAAACCAAGTAGGTCGTTTGAAGGGTGCAGATGGCGGATATCGTATGCCATTGGCTCAAATCCAAGGACGTATTGACCGCTTTGCACGTAAGTTTACAACGATTCCATACTTCAAAGATGGATTCTTCAATGTCAACGCAGCCGATGCCTCCACTCAGGTATATCGTCTAGCTCGTTTAGGTAATACTCGATACCATTCACGCATTATTGCTGAGGCTTTCGCTGCTGGTAATGAAGGTCAGCGTAAGCAAATCTTTGCTGGACTATGGAATACCGTTGCTGAAGTACGTGGCGTATCTAAATCAGCAGCAGGTAAATCTTATACGGACGAGTTTGCAGGATCTGGTAGAAACAAACAGTATTCTGCTTCTATTATCAAGCGCAAGGCCAATGAATTTGGTGAGCAGGTAAGTGAAGTAACTAATCCCGCTGAGTTCAATGGACAGCAAATGGCTATCTTTGCTTATCAACTATCGCCTAATATGGCAGTTCCATCTATCGTAGATTTGGATAGATTGGCTGCTCGCTCTGGAATTATTGACAGAGTTATGGGTGTATCACATCAGCGTTGGTCAGATAAAATGACCTCATACTGGCTCAATCGGTACCCTTGCTGGTCCACGTTTCCCAGTTCGTAACGCCGCAGAAGATTTGATGTTACACCTTGCTGTAGGAGATTCTCCTTGGGGTGTAGCAAAAGCACGTTTGCTCTCAACCAAACTGCGCCAAGCTAAAGGCGAAGGCAATCTAGGCTTTATCAATAAACTTGTTTATCGCAATCAAACCGCTAAGTATCAAAAGGCTATGGAAGATGCTATTGCTGCTGGAGATACTCGTGCAGCACAGAAGGTTATGGCTCAAGCCATCCTTGAATCTAAGGTAGTATCTAAATTAGATGCTGAAGGTGCAGAGCTTCTCAAGGAAATTGCAGAGTTTGGTTATTTAGACGATACCTTGGCGCTGTTACTGAAGGTGGAAGAACGCTCTACGTGGTGGAAGACCAGTATTTCAATGCTACTCAAGATGTATCTAAGTTTGGCAAGATGGGTGCTATTGAAATCAATGGCAAAAGACTCAAACAAGCCACAGGCCTAAAGGCATATACAGAGTTCAACCCTGTTGCATCTGATGATGCTCGTATCAGTTGGATGGTTCAAATTGGAGTTATATCTAAAGATGAACTAGGCCGCGTTGCTTTGATGAATCTTGATAATACCTATGAAGAAGCACGAGCAATTAGTGCTGTTCAGGATTATCTTGACAATCTTACAGAAAGTGACCGTCTACGCTTCTCACTTTATGATACTGGTGCATCAACTCGTGTACACGCACAGCGTGTAGTCCAAGCTACAAAGAATCTTGTATCAAAACGTGATGGCACAACTGACGAAGAACTACTCAATAAGATCGTTTCCGTAGCAAAAAAGGCGATATGGGTATTTCAACCAAGGATTTCCGCCTAGAAGATTTACCAAGCAAGATGAACCCAGAACTTGCTCCAGAATGGGTATCAGGTCCAACACTGGTTCCAGTATCAGATAGCGATAACTTTGCCGCATCTCTTGTTGATAAGACTTGGGACTATATGGGCGAGGCTAACGCTCGATTCTCACGTGAGCCATTGGTTATTGATGCAATGATTCGCATTCGTAAAGATATGCGTGCATCTGGATTTGAAGAGCGTATCATCAAGCAATTTACTGCTGGAAAAACTGGACCTGAACTCAAGGTTGCAGAAGATGCAGCTAAGGTTCATCTAGTTTCTATTGCAGAAGACTTGGCTAAAGACCGTGTTCTAGCATTCGTAGATAACCCAGCGGTTCGTAGTCAGTTGGCTATGTCTGCCCGTAACTTTGCTCGTTTCTATCGTGCAACAGAAGACTTTTATCGTCGTGTTTATCGTACTGTCAAGTACAACCCAGAATCATTGACACGTGCATCTCTGACATATGAAGGCGTAGCACACTCTGGATTCGTACAGACTGACGATAATGGCGATCAACACCTTTTTTACCCAGGACTTACACCTGTATACAAGGTAATGAACGGGGTAATGAAGGCATTTGGCGTACCAACTGCATTCCAAGTACCGATGCCTGTTGAGTTCGGTGGTGAGTTGAAGACTGATTACACCTTCAATGAACCCAGATCCACTCTTCCCAACCTTTGCTGGTCCATTGGCTTCTATGCCAATGAAGATGATTTTCAACGTAGTACCATAACTAAGTCTCTTGAAGAGACATTCCTTGGTACATATGGCGTAGATCAGCCAATGATAAATGCTGTTCTACCCTGGACACGTCAATCGAATCCTTTCAGCCTTGAATAAGGAATGAACGCAGTTCGCAGTACGCCTCAGCATTCCGTAAGGCTGCTACATATCTTGAGGCATCAGGTCACGGACTCAAGCCAAAGATTGACCCAATAACTGGTCTAGAGATTCCACCAACGCCAGCAGAATTACAGGCGTATCAAGATAGGATTCAATCTGCAACTATATCCGTCCTTGCTGTCAGAGCACTATTTGGTTTCATAGCTCCAGCATCACCACAGATTACACTCAAGAGTGACCTATCAAAGTGGGTCCGTGATAATGAACGACTTCATACAAGCAGGTTTTCAACCAACTTATCAATCAATATGGCAGTATAGATAAGGCTACTGAGGAATGGATTCGACTATTCCCAGATGAGATGCCATATACCATTTCTGAGTCTGATAATACTTCAGTTCTTGCTGCTCGTTCAGTAGATAAGTCTGTTGGTTGGATTCAGCAGAATGAAGGATTACTCAAGAAGTACAAAGAAGGTGGCGTATTCCTTATGCCACGTGAAGGCGACTTCAACTTTGATGCCTATAAGTTGCTATACAAGTCTGGCCTCAAGCAGAATAAGACCTTGCAAGACTTCTTGCGAGAAGATTTAGACCGCCAAAGATGAGCAGACATATTACGCAGCGCGTGATTCTTTTGAATCTGAACTAGCAGTTACCTATAACGATATGGCTAAACGCCAACTCAGAGTATCAATTTGGTTCTGGAAAGAACAATTCCTTGGAGCACGACCAATGCTTCAAGAAGAATTGGGTAAAGGAGCAGAGTCAAAGATTCGTCGCCTTCGTGCATATGACGATTTGCGCCTAATGCTTTCCGATAAGACCGTTACTGCATCACCAAGAGACTGAGAGAAGTTCTAACCAAAATGAGTCAGGCTTTTGACCAATATCAGAACTCGACGAGATGCGGTATTCGGCAGTGGCGAAACAGCTCAGAACTATAAAGACCTCTTGAAATGAATATCAAGACAACACTACAGCAGTTGGCACAAGGCAAGCGTGAACTGCTCAAGCAGCATACGATGTCCTGTTTGCTAGATTGATTGGAGACTAAGTGGCAGACACAGCAGAATAAGCTATCGAAGCGGCTCGTAGTAAAGTACTGGAAAAACCAGATTATCAAGAACAGCACCACTGTCTCCAATACTCAAGTTTCAGGAACAGCAAATCCAGTTGCTACAGAACTTTATGGTATGGATAAAGCGTAGCCGTCAACAAATTGCTATTGCACTCAAAAGTGCTGGATATCGCGTACCGACCAGCGGTGCTTTTCTGACAGACTTCTAACTGCTTACAGTACTGCCTACAGTCCGCCCAATTACAGGCTGCTCAATTAGGTCAAACATTCAGTAGCAGATATTTTACGAATCTAGTCTGGCCATACCAGGACCTGCCTATAGCGGCGCTGGCGGAGTCGGTGCTGGTGCTGGTGGAAGATGGTACATCTATCACAGAGCAAATCTCTACTATTAGAAAGGCTAACGCTAAAGATATCGATCAATAAAGTATTTGAAGATCAACTTAGGTCGATCTGCTACCTGATGCTGAGTATTGCTGAAATACACAGCCACATTCAAAGAAAAAGCCGCCGCCAACCCCACAGTTACCACAACAACGACTAAAGGGTAAGAAAACTACAATCAAGACTTGACCAGGATCTACTACTGGTCGAATAGAACGATATCTTGTAGAGCATAGTATTGCACAAACAGATGAGGCCAAGGCTGGACAAGTCCTAGAATTACTACCAGACGTTTATGAGAAAGCTAGGTATGATAATGGCTAGTGTAGCAGAAATCAAGAATAAAAGTCGCTGACGCTCAGTTGGAATCAAGAGCGCAGAATGAATTGCTCAAAAGACTTCGTGACCAACTTCGTGCCTATAGCAGTGAAAAGAATCTAACACCTGCACAGACCGAGGCTGCTAAAAAACTCAATGAACGTATCAAAGCAGAAGAAGATAAGAAAAGAAGAGCATCTCGGGTTGTGCGAGAGTATCAACCTAAAACTGAAAGATTTAGGTAAACTTGAACGACTTAGATCGTCAACTCGAGTTCTTGAGACTTCGACGCCGACAATAGATCTGTCGCTTTAGGTCAAACACCTAATAAAAGCAGACTCAACTCTCTTTATAGTCAGCGTGAGCAACTGTGCTAAGTACCCTTCCAGGTTTAGCACCAAAGGCTCCAGCGCTTCCAGGCGCAAAACCAACCACGACTACTTCTAACGCACCAACAGGAACTGTCGCGGAGAAACCAACAACCGCAACAACTACTGACAACGACGACACCTGTTACACCTACTCAAAAACCAGAACACCTAGAAGAGAAACCTGATACCGTTACAACTGGCGTCGACGCTAAAGGTACAGTAGATACGACAACACTTGCAGGTGTCAATGCGGCTAGTGCAGTAACGCCTGTTGATACTAAACCTGTTACTGGTACTAGAAACTCTTGAGGACATTCTTGGTGATGTACAAAACTGGTTTGATTTGCCAGACTATATTTTCAGGTTAGATAAAGACCTTAGTAACGTCGCTTGTTCGCGCTGTCAATGAAAAGTGGACTGCGAAACGCTGGGATCAAAGAAATTGAGAATACTAATTGGTGGCGTAAAAATAGCGAAGAAGTACGCAAGCGCCTTGTATCTTTTGGTAACGCTAGTGACCTAATGTTCTCCAGGACAAGATGTCAGCAAAGTCTGACTGTGACGGTCTATGGGATTAGTAAGAAAAGAAACCAACTCAAAGCCGACGCTCGAACGATTGCTGGTTATGCACTAACCGATGCAGAAGCAGAGCAGATTGCCCAAAAGATTTATCTTGGCTTCCTTGATGATGAATGAGAATGCCATTCGTGCATTTTTTAGTACCATTCATTGGTAAAGTAACATCGATAGTTGGCGGTCAATCAGATCACTGGTTATAGTGGTCAAGCCCTCAAAAGATTATCAAACCTTACAGTCAATCGCTAAAGCCAATGGATTATCACTCAAAGATATCTTACCTGGAGCTTCAGCAACAACTACAGGTGGTGACTTGGAAGAGGCTGTCCTAGAAAAACTTGCTTTAGGTGAACTTGATATCAACCGAATTTTCTCAAGATGCTAGAGCACTTGCTGCTATTGGTCAGCCACAATTTGTACGAGGATTCACTCAATCAAGGTTATGACCTAGACCCAAGTTTATTCTCCATATAAGAATGTTACGGCGAATATTCTTGAACTAAATCCAGAACAAATCAGTCTCAACGATCCGACACTTCGTAGCGCAATCTCTGATAAAGGAGAAACAAACTTGTATGACTTCCAGAGTACGCTACGCAAAGATTCTCGTTGGCAATATAGACAGAACGCTCGTCAAGTAATAAGTTGGCGACATTACACTCGATGTCCTTCGTGACTTCGGATTCCAGGGGTAATAATGGCTAGATTAGCAGACGATGCTGGCGGTACAGAAAAACTTACTCAAGAAGAAATCAATGCTGCAAATCAGGGCTGCACAAAAAGCATCTGGTGCTAATGTTGTAGATCCATAATTATGTACGCGACCCCAAGACTGGTCTTAGTCCAGCACAAGTAGAAGCAGGATAGAGCAGTTGCTGAAGCAGCGCAAGCTGCAGGTAAGCAAGTAGTCACTGGTGATACTGGTGAGGCTAATAGAGTTCTGTTCCTTATGAAATGGGAAGCAAGAAATATTCTAGGTAAGACTTATTCAACCGCTGCTGGTGCTTATAGTGCTGCCGTCAGTACTGCAGAAAGGGTAGGCCCTCCAGGACGCAGCTGGCCTGCCTGTTTGCACTGGAATCTTCAAGGCACAGAGTGGAAACTTTATGATGCTGAAGGTAAGCCATTCAACTACATTGGCACTGGTACAGAAGACTTTCTCGGAAGTAGGGAACGGCAGGTAGTCCTTTGCTTTACAAAGGAAGACCTTTCAATGGTACTCGTGGTGGCGTAACTTATGTCAACGGAGTACCTAAAAGTTCTAGCACTGGTAAAACAGAAAAGAATAGAGTTACTAACGCTGATGGTAGTGTAACTATATTTCTATACAGATGGAACAAGTACGACAATTCCAAAGTCTGCTAGCGGTGATGGATCTGGCTCTACTACAAAAAACAACTTATACAGCACCAGATGGAAAAATCTTTACCCGACCTAGGTGCCCAGAACGCTTATATTGCACAAGTCAAAGCAACAACAGAAACAGCAGAACGTAAATCTGCATATGATTTACTATATCAACAATTTGCTAAATACGGTTTACAAGGTCTTGTGAAATCTCCATTAGAAAGTCTTATCAAAGAAGGTGTACCAGCATCTGAATTTGCTATTCGTTTACGAGAAACAGATGCCTATAAGAAACGCTTTGCTGCCAATGCCAACCGCATAAACAAGGGCTCGGATGGCTTTATCTGAAGCTGAGTATATTGCTATGGAAGATGCAATACCAAAACATTATGCGTCAATACGGTATGCCAGAGACTTATTACACACGTGGAGAAATGGGTCGCCAAGAAGGATTTGAAAACTTATTGCTGGTGATGATACCTGCAACAGAACTTGAAACTCGTATTTCATCAGCATATAACCGAGTTATTCAACTGCTAACCCAGTAAGTAGTTCAATGCGCTCAAGCAGTATTATCCAAACATCAGTAATGGTGACATTCTGGTCATACGTGTTAGATCCTGAAAAGGCTCTTACTGAATATCAATAAGAAGATTACCGCTGCTGAAATTGGTGGAGCTGCAATGGGTGCAGGACTTGGCTATTGGAATGCAGTAGAGCCGAAGAACTTGGAGCATTTGGAGTTACTAAAGCTCAAGCTCAACAAGGCTACCAGACAATCGCTGAGTGTACTGCCAACATGCTACAAAACTTTCGTAGACATTTATCGCAAAGCAAGGTCTGGGTCCATTACACCCAAGCTACTGCTGAGCAAGAAGTATTTGGTATACCAGGTGCAGCAGAAGCTGCAGCAAAAGCGTCGCAAATTAGCAGAACTTAGAGACAGCACAATTTCTGGTCAAGTCAGGTGCTGCAGGTGGCGCACTAGGCCGCGAACGCGCAGGCCAATTCTAGGCCTGCTAACGGAACGACTGGTCCGTTAGAGAGACATAAAACCAGTAGTAGGAGCCATACAGAAAGTCCCGAATCTGTATGAGGCCTACGATTACAAACTAACAAGGGAGAAGGACCTATGTCCAACTACGACTACGAAGATGACGACTTTGACACCAATGATGGTGAACGATCTCGTCAAGCAGTTGCGTAAAGCAACAAAAGCAAAAGATAAAGAACTTGCTGAACTAAAGGCACAGTACGAGTCACTTGCAAAATCAAATAGAGAACGAGCAATCAAAGATGCCCTCGCTAGTCGCGGGGTAAATAGCAAAATTGCTTCATTTATCCCACAGGATATAGACCCAACTGAAGAGTCTGTATCTAAATGGCTTGAAGATTATGCCGATGTATTCGGCATTCAACAGGCCGAAACCCAGGCAACACCTAATGTCGACCCAGCCCAGGCTAAGGCTTATCAGCGTATGACTAATGCTGTAGAACAGGAACTACTCCTGAATTCCAAGCAGACATTCATCGTCGCTTGATGAACGCCAATAGCCGAGAAGAATTGGACGAAATCATTAGGCAGTCTGGACTCTAATCCGAACCTAACCGAAAGGCACGAAAGTGGCATTACCTACAGGTACGCTGACTACGACCTCCGACATTACGTCGCTCGTAAAAACAGCATATGACCAGTACGTACGTATGGCTCTTCGCTCCATCCCTGTGATGCGTGCGTTGGCAGACGTAAAGCCAGTGCAACAGGCTATGCCAGGATCGTCAGTTGTATTCTCCATCTACTCAGATCTCAGCACAGCGACTGGTACTTTGACATGAATCATCAAGACGTTTCCTCAGTTGCATTTGGTAATCCATCACACTGTAACCGTAACTCTCAATGAATACGGTAACGCAGTAACAACCACCAAGAAGTTGAACCTAACTTCGTTCAACGATGTTGACGCTGCTCTTGCAGACGTTATCGCTTACAACGCTGCCGATTCTATCGACGTAGTTGTAGCAAACGTTCTCACTGGCGGAACCAACGTAATCTACGGTGGCACCGCAACAGGTGCATCAGGCGTAACCGCTTCTGGAACAATGGCAGTTGCAGACATCCGCGAAGGCTGTTATACAGCTCCGCACCAACAAGGCAGTTCCACGTATTGGCGAACTCTACGCTGCATACCTCCACCCACGTCAGTCTGCTGACCTCCGCGCTGAAGCGGGAACTGGTGGATTCCAGGAACTCACCAAGTACGTTGATCGTACACCGTTCGTCGCTGGCTCTGTCGGCGTAATCGAAGGTGCATACATTGTTGAGACACCTCGTGTTCTCTCAGCATCAAACGGTGCATCTCCTGCAGTAACTCTCTACAAGGCAGTTGTTGCTGGACGTGAAGCTCTTGCTGAAGCGCAAGCAGCAGATATCTCAACCGTTATCGGTCCAGAAATCGACGCACTCCGTCGTTTCCGTACCATCGGTTGGTACTACTTCGGTGGCTTTGCACGCCTCCGCGAAGCGGCTCTATACCGCATTGAAACTGCTTCTTCAATCTCCTAGTTGATTGACTGTCGAGGCAGAGCGCGTTGACAACCCTGCCTGGCGGTGAGTTCGCTACGAAAGGAAGCAATGACTTCATATCGGTTGACAACGCCTTGGCGTTGGGAAACGTGGGGCGCTCAATATGGCACCTTTGATAAGTACTCACGTCTTGCTGCTAGACGCATTACTGGTGGAACGTCTGACTGGTCCTATCAATCCTTATCTATCACAGATATTCCACGTGCTTATACATTGCTTGTCAATGGAACTACTGTTACACTGAAGTTCAGACTCCATATCAGAGACGACATTGGCTAATGCTGATGCCTACTATCTTGGTGGACACGAGTACACTTTGACCGATAGCAGAAGCACAGATTCTTATTGATGCAGGCTATACCGACTACTTGACAGCGATACCATATATGATAATATCCAAATTGCAGATCTGGGTGCAAAACCCAAGACCATGAATCTTACTCTGACTGTTTGCTAGCAGCAAACTTCGCATTTGCAGGGTGCTTCCCTACTCGGCAAGGCTGGGATAAAGACAAAGAAAAACGGGATAACAAAGAATTGGATTCCTACTACTCTGCTGTGAAGCAGGGTGTAGAGCCAATATCCACCAAACAAAAAGATATAGATGCAGCAGTCAGACTTTCTAACGAAGCTGGTAAAGCATTCGATGGAAACACACTGACCTTCAAGGAGTAACTAAAATGCCAAAGGAAAAGACTCCAAACCTGCAGAAGAATACGATAACTGCCAAGCATACCTGGTAGTACAGACCATATCCAGCAGATACAAACAAGAAGCCATTTATGACCTATGAGAGATTGCAGACGGGCGCTAATGGTGCTATGTGAAGGGTCAGAAGTAAGTGCAAAGAAGCATTCCAAGAAGAACACGAGATGAATGCGAATGGACTCTCAAGAGAGCGTAAGAAAGAATACGGCTCAAAGAAAGTCGCTAAGTAATGAAAGAGTTCAAAGGTGGCAATGTTGCACTCTGGCTCAAAGAAAGGACCAGTAGTCAAGTCCCAGTAAGCAGGCTATCGCTATCGCTCTTTCAGAAGCAAAGATGTCCAAGAAGAAAATGAGCAAGAAGAAGTAATGTCATCGGGGCAATATAAGCGCCACGATAAGTTCAACTCTGTCATTATCAAAGACGGAATGGTTGTCAGACTAAACAAGAACGGCACAGTACGAGCAGTGCTCGGAAAGTATGGCGAATATGGCAAAGAAAAAAAGTGATCCGCGTCTTGCACGAGCTGGCGTTGCGGGCTTCAACAAACCCAAGCGTACGCCTTCTCACCCAACTAAGAGCCACGTCGTCGTTGCCAAAGAAGGAAGTCAAGTCAAGACAATCCGATTCGGTCAACAAGGCGTAACAGGCGATAAGACAGCCTACAGCAACGTCAAGCATCATTCAAGGCCCGTCACGCTAAGAACATTGCCAAAGGCAAGATGTCTGCAGCGTACTGGGCAGATAAGGTGAAGTGGTGAAGAAGAAAGCATTCTGGGATACAAAGAACCCAAAGAAGACATCTAAGAAACTAACGCCTGCACAAAAGAGCGCAGCAAAGAAACGCGCTAAAGCAGCAGGTCGTCCATATCCAAATTTGGTGGATAACGCAGCAGTAGCAAAAAAGAAGAAGTAAGGAGAGATAGGTGGCAACTAGGAGTAATGCGAATTCAACGCTTAATGCAGGAACTGAACCGCCTTGCCAATGGTGGCACCTATCGCCTCGATTCAGAGATGGTGGATATGGCTCTGGCTGCACGTCAATGGGCTGCTGCTCAGTGTCAGTAACTACAAGACATACAGACACAGTAGGAGTACTCAATGATATTGCGGGCATTACGGGTTCTGCGTAATACTCATCTTGATTTTAACGGTGTATGTAATCTACATCGCTGGCACTTCTGGACTGGCTGCAGCGGCTGCTCTCAGAGAGATCTGCATCCTGATGAGCGCGAAATATAATCTTATCTGCGACCAAGCAACTACATTCAATTTTCAGTTCCAAATTCAAAATAATATCAATGGAACTGCTACGCCTTGGAACCTAACTGGCTACACAGGAACGATGACAGTGCGCCCATTCGTTGGTGCATCTACAACTACTGTCGTTGCATCTACTGCCAATGGTCGTATGGTCTTTGATGCACTCAATGGCAGAATTACAGTGACCATTCAATGCATCAGTTACTGGCAGATATTGCTGCTGGTAGATATTCATATGATTTAGTTCTAGATTCAGGCGGGACTATTACCCGCATCCTTGAAGGTAAGTTTGTCGTGACAGGAGCGGTGACTACGTGAGTGACAACAATTATCGTCATTGAGTCCATTACTCCACAAGTTGCGGTAGAGTTTTCACAAGATCAAGGACCGCAAGGCGGTCAAGGAGTAACAGGTCCAACTGGTCCGACAGGACCAACTGGTCCTACAGGTGCAACAGGTTCAACTGGAGCAACTGGTGCTACTGGCGCTACTGGTACCGACAGGAGCAACAGGTGTTACAGGAAGTACTGGTCCGACTGGGCCTACGGGAGCCTACGGGTCCGACTGGTGCGACAGGACCACAGGACCTACAGGACGCTACAGGCGCAACGGGTCCTACAGGGAGTTACAGGTGCAACAGGACCTGCAGGTGTTACAGGAAGCACGGGAGCGACTGGACCAACTGGTCCCATAGGCGCAACCGGTACCTACTGGTCCACAAGGAGCGCAGCGGTGCAACGGGTGCTTACAGGCCCTCAGGGACCGTCAAGGAGACGCTGGTGCGACAGGACCCACAGGACCACAAGGAGCAACAGGTCCAGCAGGCGCTACGGGCGCTACAGGGCCTCAAGGCATACAAGGTATTGAAGGTGCTACAGGACCTACGGGTCCAGCAGGAGCAACAGGACCCTGTCGGAGCCACATGGACCACAAGGAGTAACAGGTGATATTGGACCTACTGGGGCTACTGGTCCCGCTGGCGCTGTTGGCGCTACTGGCCCCGTCGGGGCTACTGGACCGATTGGAGCAACAGGTCCTCAAGGTGTCACAGGAGACGTTGGCCCAACGGGAGCAACAGGACCGCAAGGAACTGCAGGCGCTGTGGGAGCAACAGGAGCCACAGGTCCTGAAGGAGCCACTGGAGCCACAGGACCAGTAGGTGCTACAGGCCCAACTGGACCAACAGGACCTAGCGGATCTAACGCTACTGCTCTGCCAGATATCCTAATGCTGGGTGGTACGCGAGAACCCCTCGATGACAGTCTGATGGATTTAGCGACTTGCGGGGACACTCCACACAGGATTTCAAGGGTTTCCGCTAGAATTGTGGGTATGAGATTCCACGTCGTAAGCACTACCACATACACAGACAACTAAAGATTTTGCAGGACTGTGCCTATACTGAAAAGGTACGACAGGTTCTGCAATATGATGAAGGGCTTAGGCCATACAGTCTATCTCTACGCTGGCGAGCAGAATGAAGCCAACGTAGATGAACTGATACCTTGCATCACTGAGACTCAGCGCAGGATCGTAGTAGGCAATAGACCTTATGTAGAAGCACCGTTTAATTACAAGTTACCGCACTGGCAGAAGTTCAATAAGAAGGCTATCAAGCGAAATACGCAAGAGAGCTAGAACCGACAAGACTTTATCTGCTTGATTGCTGGCGCAAGTCATCAAGCCGATTGCAGATGGCTTTTACAAGTATCATATCAGTGTGGAGTTTGGAGTGGGATACTCTGGAGTATTTTCTAACTACAAAGTCTTTGAGTCCTACGCTTGGATGCACGCAGTCTATGCACAGTTCATAGAGATGCAGCAACAGTAGATGGAATCGTTCTTTGATGCGGTGATTCCAGGTTATCTAGATCCTGAGATGTTCCCGCTGGGTAAAGGCAATGGAGATTATTACCTTTACATAGGAAGAATGATTCAACGCAAAGGCGTGGATATTGCAGCGCATATCTGCAAGACAATCGGTGCAAAGTTAATTCTTGCAGGTCCTGGCGAACATATCCCTAACTATGGTGAATACATTGGAGCATGTAGGACCTGAGAAGCGTGCAGAGCTTGATGGGTGGAGCAATAGCAACCTTTGTCCCAACGCTTTACTTAGAACCATTTGGCAATGTGAACATTGAGTCACAAGCCTGTGGAACTCCAGTGATTACAACAGACTGGGGTGCATTTACAGAAACTGTTGTAGAAGGTGTGACAGGTTATAGATGCCGCAATGTAGAAGAATTTATTTTGGCAACACAGAATGTTAAGAACTTGGATAGGCAAGGCTATTAGAGATAGAGCGTTATCGCTCTACTCGGTAGATGTCATAGCCAAGCAATATGAATACTACTTCCACAGACTAGAGACCCTGTGGGGAGATGGCTGGTACACGGAAGGAAACAATGCCAACACTGGAGCAAATGATTGACGAGGTGAGAGACTAACCTACAAGGTTATTCTCTTCGTCAAGATCGCATTACCTATGTAACCAACTCTGGCTGGTTTGACTACTACCAGCAATTCTATAACTCAAGTCGGTTCAGCAGATAACCTTGCTAAAGGTCTGATTGAAATTGACGATGAACTTATCTGGATTGATTCCTTCAACAAGACAAACAACACACTCAATGTACATGGGTGCTCCAACCAACCCTATTGGTCGTGGGTTCCAAGGAACTACTGCCATCACCACACGCTCAGATATGCTCAAGTAACTCTTGTCTCCAACCTTCCCACGAGTATCAATATCAAGAAGGCTATCAACGATACGATCCACAGCCTTTATCCTAAACTCTTTGCAGTATCATCAACAACCTTTACCTTCAATGCATCACAGACAACTTACGCACTACCTGATGATGCTCGTGAAGTTCTGTATATGTCGTGGCAGACAACAGGCCCAAGCCTTGAATGGCTACCTATCAAGCGTTGGAGATTTGACCCACTGGCTAACGCTGCAACATTCAATACGCAGAAGACTGTCAATATCTATGAGAATATCCAACCTGGTAGAACTATCAAGGTTTGGTACACAACTGGTTCCAGATACACATGGATGACTACCACAGATGACTTCGTAGATGTCACAGGGCTTACCAGATTCCTGCCAAGATGTTATCGTCTATGGCGCTTCATATCGTCTGCTTTCATTCCTTGATGCTGGTCGTATCAATCTATCTAGCTGCTGAGGCTGACCTGAACGACACCAAGATTCCATCAACTGCTGGCTCTGCTATGAGCAAGTATGTCTTTGCTCTGTTCCAACAGCGACTTGCAGGAAGAGGCCCTGAAGTTGTCTGATCAGTATCCCAATCATGCCTACATCTACACCAAGATAAGGAAGGGCTAATGACCAGACAATACTCGTCGATTAGCGTTGAGACGACGCTTGCCTCAACAATATCGTCTAGCGCCACAACAATGACTGTGGCAGCAGGAACTGGCTCTGCCTTACTAGGTGGAGTCACATTAGCAGCAGGTAACGTAGACCAGTTCACTGTTGCTCTTGACCCTGATACCACCAATGAAGAAATCGTATTCATCACAGCTATCATCGAGTGATACATTCACAATCGTCACGAGCACGTGCTGGAACCTCTGCGTGTGCAACACACAGCAGGAGCAACAGTCAAGCACGTACTAACCAGCGATCGATTCTCAACGCATTCAAGTTGTCGATCTCGCCTGTAGCTAACTATGGGCTTTGCTGGTTCTACCTCTGGTAGCACAACAGTGCAAGCAACAGCAGTAGCAGGTACAACTACTCTGACACTGCCAGCAGCGACAGATACGCTGGTAGGTAAGGCAACAACCGATACGTTGACTAACAAGACACTTACCAGTCCAACTCTCAATACACCAACAATCAATGATGCCAAGCAGAACTTGACCTTGAATGCCCAGACTGGAACTACATACACCTTTGTCCTTGCCGACAATGGCAAGTTGGTTACTCTTGATAATGCTTCAGCCATAACAGTAACTGTGCCGACTAATTCATCTGTTGCATACGCAACAGGAGCAATCATCAACATTCAACAGATTGGTGCAGGCCAAGTTACTGTGGCTGGAGCAGGTGGTGTGACTCTCAATGGCACTGGTACCAAGACCCGCGCTCAATGGTCTGCAGCAGCCTTGTCAAGACAGCAACAGATACGTGGACCTTGATTGGAGATATCAGCCTAATGCCAACAGCTATAAAGTTCTAGGACAGTCAGCGCCTACGGCTGCGACAGCAACAACGCTGTAGACCGTACCGGCTTCTACTTCAACCATTGTCTCAACTATCAACGTGGTCAATACCCACGCATCGACTGCTCGATGTCATTCGTATTGCGGTACGACCAGCAGGTGCGACGCTGGCAAACCAGCATTACATCGTCTATGGAGTTTCGTTGAGTGCTGGCGCTACATTCACATACACAGGTGGCGTAACCTTGGCTACCACAGATGTTGTGACAGTATATTCAACAAACGGTACAAGTTCGTTCAATGCCTTCGGAAGCGAGATTTCATAATGGCCGTTGATATCACACCCAATCCCAACATCGTAGGACCGACTGGACCTACAGGACCTACTGGCTCTACCGGTGCAGCAGGTGCTACCGGTGCCTCTGGCATCAACCTTGCTGGGCTTTAATGCCCAGACTGGTACCACTTACACACTTGTCGTCGGTGATAAGGACAAGATTGTAACCTCATCAATGCCTCAGCCATCACCGTCACCGTCCCACCGTCAGTCTTTAGCGCCAATGACATCATCAATGTCCAGCAAATCGGCGGCAGGTCAGGTGACTTTTGCCGCCTGGCGCTGGCGCGACGATTACCTTTAACGGTGCAACATCGGCTGCTCCTAAACTGCGAGCGCAGTACTCGGCTTGCTCAGTTATCTGTTCGGCAAAGAAATACTCTTTACCGTGATTGGAAGACATTTCCTAATGGCACCGATTTGGTATTTGGGCATCATCAAAGTTGGCGGGTGTGCAAGGCTCCTGACCGATCCATCGCCGACAGTAGACACTGAGTAGTCATACAGACAAGTATTTCATTTACCTCGATTAGCAGCGTGACGTGGATACCGATTTAGAACTCCGTTGCTTTGTTCTGTATGAAGTCGCTCTGATGCTGCTGATAATACGGGCGTTCAATTTAATAGCGATACGGCAACAAATTATATCTTGGCACAATGTTCGTGGAAGATGGTCCAGGTGTCGGAGTAGAAAACGGCACATCTGGTTCACAGATGTAATATCAATGATTTGGCTGGAAATACGGCAACTCCCGGGATTTCTGGTGGCGGGATGATAGATAGTTCCGATGATGCAGATACTAATAAATATAAAACTATTCGAGTTTTATCAGGTAACTGATAGAGAAAACGGTGCTGGTGGAAGAGCATTTTTGTCTGGAAACTGGCGCTCCACTTCTGCCATTTCAAGCATCAGCTCTGTAGCGGGCGTTATGGTTGCTGGTTCATATTTCAGTGTTCAACTGGTTGCCCTGGTACGGAATCAATGAAAGGAGCCTAAAATCATGCCAGCAACATACGAGCCACCATAGCAACGACAACGCTGAGGTAGCGCGCAATCGAAGCGTTACATTTTCTAGCATTAGTGGTAGCTATACGGATTTGGTTGTTATTCGTAGTATTAAAGGAAAACAGCGCGAATATAGGTTGTGCATTACAACTTAACGGAATACAGGTAGCGATTATCCTAACACTCGTACTATTGGCGACGGTTCAACTGCAACCAGCGCACGTTCATCTAGTGAAGCGCGTATGTATATCAACGCAACAGGAACTGCAACAGGTCAGCAGCAATTTATTATGGCTACCTAACTATGCCAACTCCACAACCTACAAAACGATGCTAGTTCGGCACGACGTAGCCAATCAAGAAACTGTGGCGACGCGTTGGGTTGTGGCGTTCTACTTCTGCAATCAGCACGATTCTGATTCAGACCGATTCATCAACCTTCACCTCTGGCTCAACCTTCGCCCTCTACGGCATCAAGGCTGCCTGACCTTATGCCTCGCGGAGACTTTAGCAAGCTTGAACACTGCGCAATAAACGACTGCAAGAAAAACCATATTGCAAGAGTGTATGTGTCAAATGCACTATCGCAGATGGTCCATCTATGGCGATGCTGATTTTGTAAAAAACATTGGTCGCAAGTACGACTATGCAAATGGATATGTACAGATCCTGACCGTCAAAGGCGATGGTAATAAAGGCAAATACGTTTATGAACATCGCCTGATAACGGAAGAGCATTCAGGAAGATCCTTACAAACGTACGAATCAGTACGGCATAACAATGGTGCAAAAGACGACAACAGGATAGAAAATCTTGAACTATGGTCAAAGGCACCAGCGTGGCTGGTCAGCGAGCGGAGGACTAAAGTGAGGTACGCGGTAGAGGTCCTTGAGCAATATGCTCCTGAACTTTTATCCACCGAGAAAGCATAAGGAGATACTATGGCAAATACTTGATGTAGCAATAGCAACTGTGACTGTGGGTTCAGGCGGGGCCGAGAACGATTGACTTTTCTAGCATTCCCGCAACCTGTACGGACCTATCAGTGAAACTATCTACGAGAAGCAGTCAAGCCTCTGGGTCTGACTATGTTTATTTACAATTCAATAGCTGTACAAGCTACCAGCAATTATCAAGGTATATTTTTACGCGGTAACGGCTCAACTGTCGCTTCATCTTCTAATACAGCCGAAGGTAAAATTAGCAGCAATTACTACAACAAGCGGTGAAACAACAAGTACATTCTCAAACTGCGAAATTTATATTCCTAACTACACAAGCAGTAACAATAAAAGTACAAGTTCTGATTGGGTTCCAGAAAATAACGCGACCGCAACATTTATGGGCATTACTGCTGGTTTATGGACTCAAACTAGCGCAATTACATCAATGCAGTTGAGTCTGGAGTTCAGGTAGTTTTGTCCAATACTCAACCGCAACCCTTTACGGAATAAAGTCAAGTTGATTTGATATAATAATCCTATGCCTTATAGCAATGATTATGTATGTACAGTAAATGGTTGTGAACGCAGTCGTAGAACTAAACTATATTGCCCAACACATAATGCAAGATTCAGAAAATATGAAATCCTTTAGGTCTAGCCCCGCGTAAAAATCGTATCTGTGAAATAGATGGATGTGAAAAGAAACATATAGCAAAAGGTATGTGTCAGATGCACTACAGAAGATTTTGTTTATATGGTGATGCAAATGCTAGACCAGGAAAACAAAGAAGTAATAGAACTGAAATATCGTAGGCGGAATTGAAAACTCTATGAACCAGAAAATCCAAATTTAATGGTGATGGATATATCTTAGAACATAGAAAGAATGGCTCTCTACAGCCAGGCAGACCATTACTTAGTTCAGAACAAGTCCATCACAAAAAATGGGAATAGGCAAGACAATAGACCAGAGAACCTAGAACTATGGTCTGTCCGTCAACCTTCAGGTCAAAAGATTGAAGACAAAGTTCAGCACGCCATAGAGATATTAGAAACTTACGCCCCTCAATTACTAAGGAGAAACAATGCCAACTAAACTCGTAGTGGACTGCTCCACAGGTATCTCAACTGAGGTAGAACTTACCGGCAGAAGAGATTGCTCAGATGGAAGCAGACGCACAAGCAGCCGCAGAAGCAAAGGCTGCCGAAGAAGCAGCAGCACAAGCAGCAGCAGAAGCCAAGGCTTCAGCACAGTCCAAACTTGCTGCTCTAGGTTTGACCGCAGAAGAAATCGCAGCCCTTTCTAAGTAAGGAGTGGATCCTTGGCACCTTATGGCGACGACATCACTGAAGGAATTCCCTACGTACTGTCTAACCCTGCTGGCTCAACTAACTATCAAGCCACAGGAGTTTCTTACGATGTAGCCATCAATGGTCTGCCATTCTTCTTGGCAGCCAGTGATGATTCACCGTATCGCCGTGTCACTGCTCAGTACCGTAAGCAACAGTATGACCAGACCCGTGAGGCTGGCGAGCAGTCTCTTACTGGTTGGTGGTTTAGATCGCAGTCATCATTTCATCTAGGTCAAGGCATCAAATACTTTGAGCCTGCTCAAGATGAAGGTACTGCGCTTCCAATACACCGAATCCAAAGGGTTAGATGTCTGGACTAAAGGACAAGTCAAGTCTTATCTATGATGTAGACCCTACTCACTTATGACAACTGCTGCAATCGAAGTCTAACGGTAGACCTAGGGCAACATCTTACGTTCTATCAAGTGGACTCAGAAGCAGGCAATACCTATGATGGCTGCTTAATGCTTGATGGTTATGACCTTGACAAGATTTATCCAACCATAACGGCATGCGTTACTAACAAGGCTTTGACATCCAACGTAGCCACACTGACGACCAGCGCTGCTCACGGACTTGCTGTTGGTATGGAGATGGTAGTTACTGGCGTAGATGCCACCTTCAATGGTACCTATACCATCACTGCAGTACCGTACCAGCACTACACTTGTCCTATGCTAAGACTGCATCTAATGTAGCCTCACACGGCTTCTACAGGAACTGTAACCAGCAGCGTACTGCACTTTGTAGACTACACATCGCTGGTACTGACTACCCAGTTTATGCCTACTGCGATGATGGTGTCTATGCCTACTGGATACGCGCTAATTGATGATGCTGGTACTAATAAGACTGGCAATGTACAAGAAGTTGCTCACATGACTGATGACAGACTGTATCGCATACCTCAGATGTGGAAGACTCATCGGTCTGATGGTAACAGATGCGGTAATGGAGTTCACCAAAGAACGTATCGTTGCCTGTATCAACAACAAGGTTTATGAAATTTCTAACTACAGCAACTGCTCTACCTACTGCTGTCTATACCCACCCAGTAGATGACTTTGTTTATACCAGCATCACATCAAGCGGTGCTGCTATCTATGTAACAGGTTATTCAGGTAGCCAATCCAATATCCAGAAGTTCACACTTGGCATCTAATGGAACTATGCCTACTCTGACTAGCGCTATTACTGCAGCAGAGATGCCTAGCGGTGAACTCATCTATCAGTATTTATTACTACCTTGGCTATATGCTCATTGGAACTAGCCATTGGTGTACGAGTAGCTGCGGTATCTGATGATGGATCTCATTGCTTATGGCCCATTAGTATTTGAATCAGAGCAACCAGTCTATGACTTTGCTGCTCGTGGTCAAGCTATGTCTGGTGTGCTACCAACGTTGATGGTGCTCCTGGAACTACTCGTATTGATCTTGGAACTCAGATATGCTACGTTGGTATTTCCTTATGCTTGGGATACCTACTACTACCCAGAGTCTGCAGGTAGCAGGATAACGGGTCGCGTATACTACAGCCTGTGCTTTTATCGATGGAACTGAACGTATTGCTTTTACAACTAACTACAAAGATACAAATGGTTCTGTTTATATTGAATCTGCTACAACCTCTATGTATGGCAGGGATATCTACGTACAGGCTTTATTCGTTACAACACTCTTAGAAGTCAAGCTCTTTAAGTTTATCCTGCCTCACGTATTGATACCACCAATGGTGGTCTAGAATGTCTATTCGATTGACTATAGCATGATACTGAGTATCTGATTGGTTCTATGCTCACAGGCGACTACGTTGCTGAAATTGGTATCCCGCTATCCAGTCGGAGCACAGGAATATCTTAGGATTCAAGTTTCGTCTTGACCGCTCTAGCAACTAGCGATACTGCTGGTCCACTATTTACTGGCTACCAACTCAAAGCTTTGCCAGCTGTCCCACGTCAACGCTTTATCCAATATCCAGCTCTTCTGCTATGACCACGAGAAGCAGATAAGTTCGGAGTCGCAGGTTGGCTATGAAGGATCTGCTTGGGCAACGAATGCAGCAATTAGAAGCAGTAGAAAACGCAGGCGATACCATCCGAATAGAAGATTTCCGTACTGGTGAGTCCTATATTGGCCTGATTGAAGAGATGGATTTCATCAACCGCACACCACAAGACAAGAGGTTCTCAGGCTTTGGCGGAACCTTAGTTGTCACTATTAGACCGTACAGGAGCGTGTAAATGACCACTAGCAGACTGGGCAATGCTCGTTGCCACCATCCTTGGAATAGCCTCGACTGTACTGATGGGTCTACGGTGGCTAGTCAAATCATTCTTGTATGAACTCAAGCCCAATGGCGGGTCATCTATGAAGGACAAAGTAAATGCCTTAGAAGAAAAAGTAGATTTACTTACTGAGTTAGTCAAAGAAGCGTTGAGGAGATGACCAATGAAACCTGTTGCAAAGACGTGCAACACCTGCTGCTATTGCCGTTCTACGGCAGGCAACTGCGCTTGTACCCAAGCGCAAGAAGGCATCGGATGGCCTGCTACCAAGCAAGGCTCACATCAAGCCAAAATCCTAACTCAGACCACAACACAGGTCTTGCAGTAGACTTAACCCACGACCCACATAATGGGATTGATTGTGGTGATATCTACGAGAAACTCAAGGCATGACAAGCGAGTTTCATATCTGATTTTTAGTGGACGTATCTGGTCTGCAGAACGCGGTGACCGCGACTACAGCAGGACCGAATAAACACGTCAAGCATCTACATATTTCCATCAAAGCAGCATCAGCGCTATTGACACCAGTCCTTGGTTTCCTTGGTCATAAACCGAAATGGAATACGCCCGACGCCTGCTGGCTTGGCATAGGCCAAGGTCACAACGAAGCCTAAGAAGAAAGAAGTAACCCAAGTCCGAAGGAGGCACTAATGACAAGAACGACTCAAGCAAGTATCGCTGACTTGGTTCCGCGCTGCAGCATCTGCTGCTATTGCGTCTGTACCTAGCAGGCGAAACCGATGCTCAAGAAGTCTTGGAACTGCAGCACTTGCTGGATTCCTTGGACCAGTACTGAAGTGGCTAGATCCATCAGCCTAACAGAGTTCGGACGTAAGTAGTTTGTAAGAGCGCTGCGAGGAAAGGCCCTGTCACCGAAAGGTGATGGGGCCTCTTTTTGCATTTATACGGAAACTCCGTAGCTCGGTATGGAGAAACCCGACAACCTTGCGTATCTTGCGAGTGTCTTTGAATTCTGTGGTAGCTGGCATCCAGCGCTCAGACCAGACAGGTTCTGGTACTTTGAAGAACTCAAAGGCCCACTTGCCAGCAGGCGTAGAGTCGATAGACCAAGGCTCAGGTTTGGTGCACTTGGCTTCGATTATCAGCCTGTCATATTTAGATACACCTACACATGCGCAGGCGCATAAATGACAAAGCAGTAATAACCGGGGTGGAGCTCTGCCAGGGGTGCTTGACCAAGGTGCTGTGAGGAGTTGGTCTGTTCCGCCTCAGCAGGGAGGTGTCCCTCTGCCGGAGCTCCCTGGGAGGGACTGGCCTGGGGATCCGAGGACCAGCTTCCGCAGGCCTGCAGCTCCGCTGATCTTCATTTGCTCCTCTGAGCATCCATCAACTCTGTTGCGGTGGAGTTTCTCAAGCTGAGCAACCAGGAACAAATCAGAGATGTCACCCTATGAGGCAGAAGACCAGGCCATCCCAGGCACGCTTTGGCGGGGGGGGGTGGGTTCAAGATCAATTCAAAATATGAAGTTTTTGCAAGCCTTGTGAGCCTGTTGTAAAACTAAGCTGCACCGGAATAGAAGCCTACGGCCAGCACTGCGCCAAACATCGGATCTTGCTGGGTGCCGAAAGGCTCTCGCCTCTCACATGCAATGAGGAAGGAAAGGAACATGACATCGAGAGCCACAGCCACTGAGCATAGGAAGTGCACTCTGCGCTCCGTCATGAAGATAAAATTTTAGTGAAGTTGTTCTGTATAGTACCACGGAGAAGAGGTGTTCCTACGCCTCTTCTTGTGCTCTTAATAATCTTCTTTGTAACAACAGTCAGAGAGATACTCCGACTTACTGGCTGTCGAACTGCGCTTTGTAAATACCAGTGAAAGAAATTTTCATCTGTCTCCTTGGCTTGGGATAGATTCCTCTGTTACACACTAATTTCATACTCCATGACTGCTTGCATCTTGGTTACATTGTTCTCAGATCGCCCGTCCATGAGGATCGAAACATCCTCATTCACAGATTTCGTTGCTAGCTGTAAGCAGCAAGACCTACTCCACATTGGTTGGTTCCGGCTTGCAGAAATCTGGTTTGTAAACGTGGGACCACCACCCGAAGTTTCAAGAAACATATGTATGTAAAGCAGCAGACCTCCCACATTACTCTGTTTCGAAACTGGGCGTTTGGCTGGCGCGCTACTATCTCCCAATCGCCGTTGACTTCTTTCCGCACTGTGCGCTTTTCAGTTGCTGAGCAGGTGCATTCACTTCAACAATGCTAAAATTGAATAAAGATATTATTCTTAGATTAGTGTTCTCGGAACATTAGCCTCTGTTCTCTGTCACTGTAGTCTTTGCCCACCCTACGCTTCTTGATGCTGGACGGCTGTGAGATTCTTACTGCCTGCTGGGAAAATCGGCTACTGGCGGGAGACAAAAGGCAGGCGCGCATACAGGCACGCACAAGCATGCACACAAACACACACACACACACACACACACACACACACACACACACACACACACACACACACACATGCTCTCCCCACACACACACATGCTCGCACACACGCACACACACACACACACATCACACACCCACACACACAGACACACACACACACACACACACACACACACACACACACACACACACACACATCCATGTCAGAAGCCACACACACTAGTCATTGATGAAGCGTCTAAACACCTCAGGAAGATGGCCACAGCAACATACAGATCGCTTTTACGCATCAGAATCTCAGCTGCCTGTTTCCCCAGAGGCGCATAACAGAAAGACATGCCCAAACTTCTCCTCATACATCCTGTTGCATTGTGCAAGCTCCTACACCCCAGAACCGCCAGATCTGTTCCACGCTGCTGAAAGAAGATAAGGCCTGGAACTACATGAGACCTTACTCCCATTGGAGCTGCATTGGTAGCACACGGGTCTGCTACCCCAATTCTACTCCCATGCATCCCACCCAAACAAAGGCCTCGTTCTTTGCACCCCTCCAACACACATATCAACAGCACTGTCACAGCGCGTCTCACACACACACACACACACACACACACACACACACACACACACACACACACACACACACACACACACACACACACACACACAGGGGTCAGCATGAAAACAACAGAGGGGTTGCTGTTTTGCGCACGGGCGCTCATGTGTTCCTTAAACCCCACCCCTTCTTCTTCTCATCTGTGCATGCGTTTGTGCGCTCCCGATGTGTCGGGGTGGGGTGGGGTGTGTATGCGGGATGTGTGTGTGTGTGTGTGTGTGTGTGTGTGTGTGTGTGTGTGTGTGTGTGTGTGTGTGTGTGTGTGTGTGTGTGTGTGCGCGCGCGCGTGTATATAGCAATACTAACTGAACCAAGTAAAAAAAAAAA